AAGCTCGGCAACATTACTGACCAGCCACACCTGAAAGAACTGGTTGGTGGCGACAAGCCCATTCTGGACTTCATGATTAGCTCGGTACAGAACACCAACATGTTGGTGGACATGGCAATGCGCAATCTGGCAACAAAGAACGCCGTGTTTGAGCTGGTGAGTCTGAACGCCGCCAAGATCGTGGGTAAGACCGCTGGCCCAGATGTGGTCAAGTTTAAAGAAGACGGCGAAGATCGCTACGCTGTTATCTCCACAGAGACAATCAAAATCGGCAATAAGGAGTTCAACACTGGTGTGCCAGCAGACTTGCTGGTAAAGGGCATGGAGGGAATCCCCACACAAATGCCGGTGCTGCTGCGTGCTATGGCAGTCCCGGCACAGCTTCTGCGCAAAGCAATTACCCTGAGCCCGCTGTACATGGCAAAGCAGTTGTTCCGTGACTCGCTGGCCGCTCCAATCTTGTCTGGCGCTAACTTCACGCCTGTGTTCGGCGCTCTGCGGGAGCTCAACAGCGCTACCAAAGGCACGCTGGAGCAGCGCGGTATTGTGGGCAGTCAATACATGACAGGCTCTTCGGAAGACATCAGCCAGATTCTGCGTACCATCAACGACGGCAAACCCGGCTGGATGAAAGCGCTGGGCGCTCTTGAGGCTACGGGTATGGAGTTAGACGCGGTTACTCGCCGTGCGCAGTACAACAGCTACATCTCCCAAGGGCTGTCCGAGATGGAGGCCACCTTGCTGGCGCTGGAGTCAATGAACTTTAACAAGCGCGGGGCGTCACCAAGCATCCACGCAGCCAACGCGCTCATCCCGTTCTTTAACGCCCAGATTCAAGGTCTGAACGTGATGTACAAGGCCATGACGGGCAACCTTCCGTTTAACGACAAACTGAATATTCAGGCCAAGTTGTTGCAGCGCGGCGCTCTCATGGCGGGGGCTACCTTTCTTTACGCAGCGGCTATGGAGGATGATGAAGCCTACAAGAACGCCACCCCAGACCAGAAGTACGGTAGCTGGTTTGTTCGCATCCCCGGCGTGTCCGAGCCGGTGCGTATCCCCCTGCCGTTTGAGATAGGCTACATCTTCAAAGCGTTGCCAGAAGCGCTGTACAACACCATGACCTCCAAGAACGGCGGCGAAGAGGCGGTCAAAGCGTTCAAGCAGATTCTGCTCAACACGATTCCGGGCGGCTCGTCCTACGGCATCCCGCAGGTACTGAAACCCGCCATCGAAGCAGGGCTCGGCAAGTCGTTCTACACAGGTCGGGACATCTTGTCTGCGCGGGAGAAAGAGTTGCTGCCCGAAGAGCAGTTCCGGGCCAACACGGCAGACATCTCCAAAGCGCTGGGTAAGACGATGGGCATTTCCCCGATCATCTTTGAGCAGCTTGTCAGCGGTTACACGGGCACAATGGGCTTAGCTTTCCTGCACGCTGTCAGTCTGGGCGTGCCTAAGTCGGAGTCCCCCGAGAATGCCGTCAAACGCTTGTCCGAGTACCCAATCGTTGGCGGCGCGTTCCAGCCAAACGATGCTGGCGGCATCATCAACAGTGTGTACGAGCGCTTCAACGAGGACATTAAAGTTCGCAACAGCGTCAAGCGCATGATTACCGAGGGTCGCACAGCGGAGGCTAAAGAGTTGCTGCAACGGCGTGGCAACGAGTACCTTGAGGCGGAGATGGCCGACAAGTTCAAGGCAAACATGGACAAGTTGACTGCGGCGTCGCGTGCGGTACAGGCGTCCAACATGAGCGCGGAGGAGAAGCGCAAGCAACTGGACGCGATCAAGAAAATTCAAACCGGGCTGTCTACTTATTACAGGGAGGCAAGCGATAAAACCAGACTCCTACCAAACCGTTTTTGATACCCGGCGCGGCTTTGACGGAAATCCGGTAGGGGAGCGAGGCCCGTAAGCCCGCCTCCCTTACCTTTTCTGTGTCCAGCCCCGGCACAAAGAAGCCCTCACCCTTCTTTAGCTTCGCCCACGGATACTTTATTTCCATCAAAGACCTCGTTCTTAAAGCTGACGTGCATGGCGTTGACCCGCATGCTTGGGCCGTTGGTTCGCGCCAGCATATCTTTCTTGGTGTAGGTCACGCGGAACATGGCCTCCATCTGCGCCTTGAACTCGTCATACCCGAAGCTCATTGAGACGCAGTGCTTTTTCATAAGCTGCTCCTCAACATAGAACTCGCGGTAGCCTTGCGTTGCCATCCCGTGCTCTACGCGCCCAAGCACCTTTGAGCGGGTTATGGAAAAGTCCTTGGTGCCGTCACCATCGCCCCAGCCAGTCATCACGATGCCATCGACTTTGCGAATCACAATGAAGTTGCCGTAGTTGTCGCCAATGTACGCGTTGAGCACATCTTCAGCCGAGCGCACGCTGCTGGTCATAACACCACGCGCCGTCTTAACCAACTTGAGCAGCGCAGCAATAATCTTGTTGACTTCTACGTCAAGAATCCCAGAGTACTCAGAGCGCAGCAGCACCGCAGCGGCCACAGTTGTTGTGCAGCCAGCGTGCCAGTACCGCTCATCGTCCGTGAAGTTCATGGCTTTCTTCAGGTGTATGTGAACTTTGCCAACAACTTCCTCAACAGTCTTCTGGTTCTTGGCCAACCAGCGCACCCAAGCCTCGCCAGCCACCCCATAGTTACGTTTGAGTTCAAGCAGCATGGTGCGCTCTTCTGAAGTCCAAATCAGTTTCGTGTGCGGGCTCCACTCCAGCATCCGCAGCAACTCGCCGTTTGAACTGTGCTTGCGTGCCCCCGCCATGTAGTCGGTCAGCTTCTCGTTCCCAGTCATCGTACAAGTCGATGCCCAGTTGCTGTTGTTGATGCGTTCCTTATTGGCCCCGGACTCCATCCGCTCTTTGCCCTGCCCCTCGGCGTAGTCAAATATGAAAGCGGGCGCCCACTCCATGTTCTCGCGCTGCGTGCTCGTGATCTCGTCAATCAGCAGCGGCATACTCTTGAGCAAGCCAGCGCGTTGCTGCATAGCCACGGGTGATGTACTCTTACCCGTTCTGTAGCGCAGTGGGTGCCCCCACACGCCAGCCTTGGCGCTCAGCACCAGTGATTTACCTGTACCAGACCACTGCGAACCAATGTGCCAGACGAACCCCTCGTACTCAGTGAAGCGCATGAGCGGGGCACCGAAAGAGTCTATACATAGCGCCAACGCTATGTCCATGTCGGGCTTATTCACAAAAATTGTCTGCCACAGCTTCTGCCACTTGGACAAATCGCCGCGCCCGTTGGTGTTGCGGTTGATGTTTTCCAGCCCCGGCATAGGAACCTGCGTCTCTCGTCCGTCTGCGGTGAACACGCGGTTGTTGTACACAAAGGAGTTGTCGTCCTGCCAGCCGCACTGTGACGGCACACTGATTGGCTTGCGGTTCTGACTGGCCTCGCCCACGCAAGCGCGGACGTACTCGTACAGAATCTTGTCGTGCCCTGCGAATGTAGACACAATGTTCTGGCTGGCCAGCCACTTCAGCGTCTCGTCCTTGCTGACAATGGACTTCTGCGGAAAGTTGAGCGTCTGCACGCCTTCGGGTCGTACAGCGGCCATGTGTACCAAGTGGTCGTTCTCCATCTTCAACAGATCAACCACAAACAAGTCGTACGGAACCAACTGAATGTTCCTCTTGACCTTCTTGCCCTCCTCATCTTCCTCACTCTTGACGCAGTACACGCCGCCGTTCTCTCCATAGCTGTACCCCCTTGGTGGGACAGGCCGTGTAACTGATGCGGGGCTGGAAAGCAGTGGGGCATCCGGTTCGTACGCATCCTCCGCGTTAAATTCAGCTTCCTCGTCGAACTCAATGTCGGGCACCTGTGGCGTCAGTTGGATGACTTTCTCGGTGTTGTCTTCCTTGATCTCGCGCCCCAGCACCAGTGGGTTGGTTACTTTGCCCCAGTGCTTGCACCCCGTGCAGATTCCGGGGTTCTCGCTGTCCATCTTCGTGCAAGGATACGGGCCTTTGATCTCGGCCATCTTCTGGCGCATACGTTCTTCTGGGTATGGGTGCATGGCACTCAGCTCCAGCGCTTTCGCATCGCCGTCTTGGCAGACCTTGGCCCATGACAGCAGCCCACGCCACACAGGTTCTTTGCCGTCTTCGGCGGCTGTGTTCTTGTAGTCGGCTATCTGAGCGCAGTGCGGCTCCAAGTTGGCAAACAAAGTCACGCTATTGGCCAGCATGTTCACCTGTGCCGCGCCTTGAACGCGCTGTGGGCGCTGCCCCGGCAGGTCGATCTTTGGCTCGGGCGCTTCGTACTTCTCCTCAACATGCTTGTACACAACGCCAGAGAACGCCGCCAGATTAAAGATGTCGCCCTCTTGCAGTATGCGAACAGGGCGCGGCTTGTCGTACTTTGCCTTCATGTTGAACGTGCCGGGGACTCGCAGAATCCTCGCCAAATCCGCTGTCACCGTCATGTCGATCTTGAAGTTGAACTGGGCGCACAAGCGCTTGAAGTTCTCAGCAACAGGTCGCCATATAGTGGCAGGGATGTCTGCGTCCAAAGGCCAGTAGGCGTGCAGCCCGCCGCCTGAATCAACAATCCACGGCGTTCCCAGTTCGGCCAGCCCCGTGTCCTGCATGAACTTAATGAGCGCGTTGGCAGCTTCTTTCTTGGTGGCGTAGCCATCCATGTCGATGAAGAACGACTTAACGAACTGTGCGTTATCTGCGCCGCGCTTCGTGTCGAAGGCGGCTACCCCATAGAACACATCGTATGACGCGGCTGTCCATGCGTCTATCTTGGGGATTAGGTCATCAATTGTCTCCGCATAAAAGTGCTCCTTCTTCTTTGTGAGTTCTACCGCGCAGTACAGGCCAAGACCCGGAGACGGTAAAACCACCGCTAGAAATTCAGCGGGTGTCATATTCGTCCTAGGTTTTATTTCAGTTCAGGGTCGTTCGCGTGATTTACACCGGCCTCAAAGCCTTCTTCAAAGCCTTCTTGATGGCTATCTTGGTGGGCTGCTCTGTCGTCAATTAGCCGCGCCATGCGAACGCACAGCTCCTCAACCCACTCTTTAGGCAAAGACTCGTTGCCCATCAAATAGACTTGCCGCAGGACTTCTTCATCTGTCAGTTGGGAAGGTCGAATACTTTGCATGTTTTTCTCCAAGCCTCGTCCGCTGTGCTGGACGATTGCATTATTTTTAAGAGTGCGTTGACCGTTGAGCGGTACGCGACGAAGACTTCACCGCCACCAAACCAGTTGTAGATGGTCTGCCGCGATGCGCCAGTGGCGTACGCGATCTTGGTGACAGGGAAGTCCAAATGCACGGCCCAGCGCCCAAGCTGGTTGCCCAGCGTTTTGGGGGACTTAGACACCGTGTCTATAACTTGTTGTGAGTAGGCCATATGTGTATTAGGTGGGGGTACTGACGGTGCTCTCCTTGTGACGGCACCAGTCGATTGGTAGAGAGCGAGGCGACTCCCGCGTTCCCCCCGTAACTCCTTTTAGGATTCGTCCCAATCGTCAACCATCTCGGCAAGGTTGGCCTTGGCCTTTGGCACAGCGCTTGGCTTCTTCTCTTCTTTGCGCACCACGGGTTCTTCATCTTCGTCAGCCGCTGCCTCCACTTTGGCAGGGCGCTTGCCCGGCACATCAATTGGCGCGGCCACGCTGGCCGTGTCGTTCTTAAACACAGTCATGGCAACTGCGTTCTTGGCATCAGTGGTCTGGCCTTGCTTCTTGATGACCGGAGCTTCAGCATCGTCAAGCCAGCGCATTGGTTTGAAGAACAGCTTGGGAGACTCAGACTTGGTGTCGAAGTTCATGCGGGTGATAACTTCGGACGGGTCGATGTTCTGAGCAGCCAACCAACGAGCGTACGCTTGCAGTGGGCGCTTCTCGCCTTCTTCTTTGCCGAAGATCGAAGTCGCTGGCAGCGTCAACTGCAACACATCACCGCTCATATCATTTGCCAGCACGACAGCCAAGCGCTGTTGATAGCGGCAAGCACGGCTGTTACCTTGGCCTGAGCCAGCGATGTTGTTGGGGCAAGCATCACACTTGGCGGCGGGCTTCTCTTTCACTGCGGCGTCAGGCGCTACACCATCGGCAGACCAGCAGTCAGGTGCGGCTACCTTGTCGGCATCGTACTTGGCTGCGTAGAACACGCGGGACACATTGGGCGCTGCGTTGACCACGACCACATCTAGGTAGCGCTCTTCGATTGCAGCGACTTCTTTGCCGCCACTGATAAGACGGAACACACCGCCTTTAATAGAAACACGCTTGCCACCGGCTGCTCCACCGCTACCCGCAAGGGCTTTGGCAATTGCTGACAGTTCGCCCCGCGCTTTTACGTGCGCAGGGACTTGGGACGGATTGAAAAGAGCGACATTGCTCATAGGGTTCTCCTTGGGTTACTTGGTTGGTTTGCGAACTGAAATGGAATACTCTGTGACTGTGTTCAAGCCAGCAGGTACAGCGCCGGGGTTCTCTTCAAGAAAAGTTCCCATGTTGGTCTGTGCAATGCGCTTTTCGAACAGGTCGAGGGCATCGTGCTGTTTGACGAACTCTTTGAAAGAGTCCCAGTCACTTGTGTTGTACCGCGTCTTTGTAGAAAGCGTGACCGTACCGCTGTCGGTTCGCACCGATGCAATGCCGAGCTTGAGCATCTGATCTTTGAGCGCTATCTTCACGCCTTCTTGTTGCGCTTTGATGGCTTCGATCTGAGTCTCGTACTCGGTGGTCAGACGCTGTATCTCTGCTTGCATCTTGCGGTACACCCGCGCCAGCTTGTCCATTGGGACAACTGGCTGTTCACTTGAAGCAGCCGGTGCTGGCGCTTCTGTTTCGTCATCTGTCATTTGCTTCTCCGTTTATTGTTGTACAAGGTTGGACAGTTTACACACGTTTTTGCAATTTGCAACTCCTTTCATTTAATTTTTTATTTCATGGTCGAACATGCCAACGAGCAACGAGTGGTCGCTAACTTTGCCCTGCATGGCTTTGAACATGCGGCGCTCGATAGGGCTTGACTCTATGTGAACCACAGTGACTTTCTCTGAGTCTTGGCCTTTCCTGTCAGCCCTTGCAATGCACTGCGTGTACATCTCCACAGACATCAATGGACCAAAGAAGACAACAGTGTCAGCCGCTGTTAGGGTAATCCCGTGGGCCGTTGCTTGGGGCTGCATGACCAGCACCCTGATCGTTGGCTGCGTCTGAAAGTCGTTGATGATATGGCCTCGCTTTGTTGCTGACACGTCACCATGAATCTGGTCCACGCCGAAGCCCTGCTTGCGTAGGTGGGTGACTATGGTCTCTATGCTGCTGCGGAACATTGCAAAGATGATGACCTTGCGTGATGTCTCCTCCAGTATTTCATCCAGCACCGCCAAGCGTGGGCCAGCGTCAAACTCAACTACTTCCTTGTCATCGGTGTAGGCCGCACCGCAACTGATCTGGAGCAACTTGTTCACTGCCACGCCAGCATTGACCGCGCTGATTGTCTGCCCCGCCGCACTCACCATCAACTGCTCTTTGAGCAGCTTGTAGTACTTGTTCTGCTGCGGAGTCATAGGCGCTTCACGGGTCACAGTTACAACAGGCGGCAAATCAAGGCACTGCTCTTTTGTAAAACGTACTGCTGGTTGAAGTGCGTTGAACACCAGCTCATTGGCGTTGACTTTGGGTGCCCACTTGAACATGGTTATCTTGTTCATTACCTTGTCGCGCCACGCTGTCTGGAACTTGGGCACGCCGCCGGGGTTAACCAACTTGGCAAGGCCATACGCATCCACAGGAGACTGTGAAGCGGGTGTACCAGTCATCATCCACAAGTACGTCTCAGGCTTGATGATTGCCGCCAACGCTTTCCATCGCCGCGTAGACGGGTTCTTGTACGCATTGGCTTCGTCAACGATGACCAGATCAAAGCGCCCGTCATTGTTTATCTCCTGCGCAATCAGGCCGAGGCCGTCATAGTTTGCAATCACGATCTCGTAGTCCTGCTGAATCATCTCTATGCGCCGAGACGCCTGTGCATGGTGGGCCACAACTGCGCTACGGTGAATCACGCTTCTGTTGATGTCGCCCATCCACGCGCTGTGCATGATCGACAGCGGGCACAGAATCAAAATACGCCGCACTTCTTTCTTCTGCATCAAGTAGTCCGCCGCCCACAGCGCACTGAGCGTCTTGCCCGTGCCGGGGTCGTTAAAGCAGAACGCTCTGCGGTTCATTGTCAAGAATGCTGCTGTCTCGATCTGGTGGTCCATTGGCGTGAATTTGCCCGGCCAGTCGTAGCGCCCAGTGAT